TTACTTGGTCAAGAAATGTAGTACAATCCGTAAATAAAGATGGTACTGGTTTATTCTATAGTCCATCTCGTAGACCCTCTCAAACATCTGAAGGTGTAGACGTATCTGCTATACAAATTACAAGTGAGCAATTAGATACAGTTAGAGAACAATTTGAAGGATACTTCCAGTACATAGATGATTTTATTGCTGATATGAAAAAAGTATTTCCAACATTACAGCATGACTGGGGGATTTATATTCCTGAAGTTAAGTACTTATCACCTGAGCCACTCGTCGATTATTCCGACCTAGCCCTGACCAAGTATCCCAATGTCCACTTTGTTGGTGATGCGCTTTCCGCTAGAGGAATAACGGTGAGTGGTGCACAAGGGATATATGTTAGCGAGGCTCTTTTGGATAATAAATAAAACCTTCGTATATTTACCAATAAAATAAATATTATGTCAGAAAAAAAACCTAATCCATTTCCTAAATCTAAAAAATTATCTAAACCAGATGGTACTATAGCCTATTCTTGGGATGGCAAATTGCATAATTGGGAAGGCCCAGCATTAATACCTGAAGGTAATACCCGTAAAGCTGAATATTATCTTTATGGTATTAAAATGAGCAAAGATGAATGGAGTGAGACACGCAGACAAAGAGAAGGTGTACCTTATTATAAAAATCAATCTATGAAATCACAACTAACCGATTATAGAAATTAGTATGAGTAAAAAAGCAGTTGTAGTAAGTGGTTATTTTAACCCATTACATTTAGGTCATTTAGAGTTATTTGAGAAGGCAAAGGAAGCAGGGGATATGCTTATTGTTATTGTTAACAGTGATTTGCAACGTAAAATTAAAGGTAGTAAAGAATTTCAAAGTGAAGAAGAACGATTAGCTATTGTACGAGCACTTCGAGATGTTGATATGGCTTATCTATCCATTGATCAAGATGGTACCCAAATTAAAACACTTGAAATGTTATATACCAGATATGTGCTTGAAGGTGGTTTAACCTTAGCCTTTGCAAATGGTGGAGACCAAAATAATGATACTATCCCAGAACGAACAATATGTGAAGGATTAGGTATTGAGTTAATTGATGGTTTAGGGGATAAAATTCAATCTAGTAGTTGGTTATTAGCAAATAGTTAATTATATTTAAGGTATGAGAATAGGATTATGTGGTACAATGAGTGTAGGTAAAACTACATTAGTGAATGCTTTAAAACAATTAGATCAATTTAAAGATTATAAGTTTGCTACTGAACGTAGTAAATATTTAATGGAATTAGGTGTTCCACTAAACACTGATTCAACATTAAAAGGTCAAACAGTATTTTTAGCTGAGCGGTGTGCTGAGTTAATGCATAATAATATTATTACTGATAGAACTATTTTAGATGTTATAGCATTTACTAATTCTGCCAAATCAATTGATTATAAAGATAAAGAATTATTTGAAAGTTATGCTAGTGAATTTCTTAGAGAATATGATTACATATTTTATATTTCTCCTGATGGTATTCCTATTGAAGATAATGGGGTAAGAGAAACAGATGAATATTATAGAGATATAATTGATTTTTCTATTACTACTTTAATTAAAAGGTATGGACATAGAATAAATAATATTGAAATAATTAAAGGTAGTACAGAGGAACGTATAAATCAAATATTAAAGTTTACAAGTCTTTAGTCATATTTATAATAAAACTCTACTACAATGAAAAAATCTGAATTAAAAGATTATATCAAAGAACAAATCACAGATATTCTATCAGAAGTCACTCCTGAGGAGTTAAAAAATCAAGAGAAATATAATGATGCGCTTGAAAAAACAGCTGATTTAATGTCTAAAATGGATATGAAAGAGGAAGAAGAAGATGCCCCTGCCGGTGATAAAGCAGTACAAGCTAAAGCCTCCAAACAAGATAAAATCATTAAAGATTTTAAACGTATTGAAGCTCAGATGAAAACACATTTTGAGTTGTATAAAACATCTGAATCACCTAAAAATAAGGAAACAGCAAAACAAATGCTTAAAAAACTAACCCCTGAATATCAAGCGGCTAAAAAAGCATATGACAAATTGAAAAATGTCAAAGTCTAAAATAATAAACATAGTATTAATAATAGCAGTATTTGCTTTATTATTTATAGTATTTTGGGGAGGAGAAGAAGATTATACTGCGGAATATAATGCTAAAATAGAGGCATTGGAAAGAAAGGTAGATTCTCTTCACCAAAAAAATACTGCCCTAGAATTAGAGGCAGATTCTCTAGAATCGGCTATAGCCGAATATGATACTAAAATTAAACAATTAAATACCAGAATATATGTTATCAAGAAAGAAACACAGAAACAGCTTGATGCTGTTGATCTTTTCGGTGATGATGAGCTGGAACAGTTTTTCGCAAAGCGTTACGGACAGCACACAGATTCAATTAACTAAACCAGTTGCAAGGCTAGTAATTAAAGATTTAATTCAATTCGATGGTTTATCTAAAGAAATGGAAACCATGCAAATTATTTTAGTAGAAACTAATAATAAATTAAATGCTCAAGGTGAGTTAGTTGCTAATCTAAAAACACAAGTTGCAAACTATCAAGCTATAATTGATCAAAAAGATCAACAATTTGCTACCCAAGCTGAGTTATCTAAAAGATTACAATTAGATCTTAAGAAACAAAAGGTAAAAACAAAATTGATGGGAGGAGCAGGATTAGCTGTAGCATTAGGAGCCGCTATACTATTAAATTAAATGTCTGAATTAAAAAAAGTAATACGACAAGAATACCTAAGATGTGCTCAAGACCCAGTACATTTTATGCGTAAATACTGCTATATACAGCACCCACAACGTGGTCGTATACAATTTAATTTATACCCATTCCAAGAAAAAGTATTAACGTTAATGAGAGATAATCCATATTCGATTATCTTAAAATCTAGACAGTTAGGTATATCAACATTATCCGCAGGTTATTCCCTTTGGTTAATGTTATTCCATAAAGATAAAAATATACTGTGTATCGCTACAAAGCAGGAAACAGCCAAGAACATGGTAACCAAGGTAAAATTTATGTATGAAAATTTACCTTCCTGGCTTAAAGTAGATGCAGCCGAAAACAACAAACTTAACCTACGTTTAACCAACGGATCACAAATTAAAGCCACTTCAGCAAGTTCAGATGCCGGTAGATCCGAAGCAGTATCTTTGCTATTAATTGATGAGGCCGCTTTTATTGATAATATTGGTGAGATATGGGCCTCAGCACAACAAACCTTAGCAACTGGAGGGGGGTGTATAGCCCTATCTACCCCCTATGGTACTGGTAACTGGTTTCACCAAACATGGGTTCGAGCTGAAAATAATGAAAATGACTTTTTACCCATCAGATTACCTTGGTTTGTCCATCCAGAGCGAGACCAAGCTTGGAGAGACAAACAAGATGAATTATTAGGTGATCCTAGAATGGCAGCTCAAGAATGTGACTGCGATTTTAGTACTTCTGGTGATATTGTATTTTATCCTGAATATATAGAATTTTACGAAAAATCATATACTAAAGACCCAATAGAAAGACGTGGAGCAGATAAAAATCTATGGGTTTGGGAATCACCTGATTACTCAAGAGATTATATAGTAGTAGCTGACGTAGCTAGAGGTGATGGAAAAGATTATTCGGCATTTCATGTTATAGATGTAGAGAGTAATGTACAAGTAGCCGAATATAAAGGACAAATAGGTACTAAAGAATATGGCCACTTACTAGTAGGAATAGCCTCAGAATATAACGAGGCATTACTTGTAATTGAAAATGCTAATATTGGGTGGGCTACTATACAAGCTGCTATAGATAGAAATTACCCCAATTTATACTATTCACCTAAAACTGAATCTAATGTAGATTCATATTTTGACAAATACCAAGATCACTCTAGAATGACAGCTGGTTTTACAATGTCATCTAGAACTAGACCTATGGTAGTAGGTAAATTCCAAGAATATATTAGTGATAAAGGTGTAACTATTCAATCAAAACGATTGATAGAAGAAATGAAAACATTTATCTGGCGCAATGGAAGACCGGAAGCCCAACAAGGGTATAACGATGATTTAGTAATGGCCTTTGGAATAGCCATGTA